TCAGTTCTCGGCCGTGTCGCTCGGGATGCCTGCTCGCGTGCCGCTGCTCACCTCGGCCTTCTTCACCCAGGCGTTAAGCGTGTTGGCCGAGCAGCCGATCTTAGCCGCGATCGAGACAATCGCCTGCCAGCGAGACTCATGCTGCCCTTCGTTGTCGAGAACCATTCGCACCGCTCGCTCGCGGACCTCGGGGAAGAATTTGCTCGTCGTCTTGCTCATGATGGCTCCATCTTACTCAAGAGTTGGAGCCTCCGGCAGACCCGGGGCGGTTCAGCGACACTTGCCTCTCGCGAGGAACGTCGCTAGCCCATCGTGTCTTCGGACCCGGCATCAAGCGACAGATTGCTTGGTATTGGTAGGCTTTAAGCAAGGCCACCACGGTAGAGCCGCCTCAGCAAGTTCCGCACTGTCGACACATGCCACTGCCCGCCGCGCCGCGTCCTGATCCCGCGCGCGTTCAGTTCAGCCACCACTGCCCGCAAGGAGGTGCTCCCTGCCGCCCTGATCTCTTCGACCACCGGCATCACCTCCACCGCGAAGGCATCCGCGTTGCACCTGACGGCCTCCCGCAGCGCCGCACCGCCCTTGCCGGCCCGTCTGAGCGCCGCAGCACCGTTGGGGTTGCCCAGCTTCACGCCCCGCGCCTTCGCCGCTGCCAACGCCTCCTTCGTACGCCGGGAGATCGCCTCGCGCTCTTGCTGGGCGACCAGCGCCATGATGCCGACGGTCAGGTCGTTGGCCTCCGGCAGGTCGCAGGCGACGAAGCGGACGCCGCTGCCCTGCAGGGTCAGCAGGAAGGCGGCGTTGCGGCTGAGGCGATCCAGCTTGGCGATGACCAGTGTGGCGCCTGTGAGACGCGCCAGGTTCAGCGCCTTCTCCAGTTCCGGACGGTCGTTCCTGCGCCCGCTCTCGATCTCGGTGAAGCGCGCCAGAACTTCAACTCCCCTGGACACGGCGAAGTCGTCGATGGCCTTTCGTTGGGCGGCGAGCCCCAACCCGGACCGACCCTGCCGGGCCGTCGAGACCCGCTCGTAGGCCACCAATCTGAGCGCCGGTATTTCCCTGACCATGTACACACCTGCCTGACGTTCGTTGCGCAGGTGTGTACGTCGCTCGGGAGCCGGACGAAGTGTAGTCCCAGGTGCGCCTCAGAGCCTCTCGTCCAGTTCGATCGCGTCCGGCCGATCCTCGACGATGTTGCCCAGCGCGTCCCGGCATGTGCCGTCAGAGCCTTCGAAGATGACCTTGAAGACCAGCGGCTCCTCCTCGGCGGAGGGATCAAGGATGTCGGCCAACCTGGTGCGCGAGGTGGGCGTCAGGCCCAGCTCCGCCATGTACCGCCCCATCAGCTCCAGCTGCTTGTTCGCGATCCCGATCCAGGGCGACTGCTGCACGTAGCCCGACGGCGTCTTGAGAAGCTTCGGGGTCTCGCTCTGTTTCCTGACGGCCTCGACCCATTGGCTGTAGGAATGGCAGTAGGCCGCGAATGCCGCTCGATCGGCGACGGTGAGGATGCCTGCCTCGAAGAGCGGGCTGGCAAGCCTGCGCCATTCCTTGCGGGCGACGTGATCGAGGTGGTCCGGGCAGCGCGGCAGGCCGCCCGCCTTCAGCGCGGGCGCTGCCTTGGGCCGGGGCTTAGGACCGCGTCTCATCGGCGCCTGCCTCCGTCACTCGGTCGACGCCGATGCGCGCCTTCCGTTCGGCGATCTGGTCGAGCATCCGGGCGATCGCGTCGGACGCCTTGCCCTTGTGCTCGATGCTGGCGCCGCCCGAGTGCTGGATCTCGGCCGTCTCCCGCCACCCGGCCTGGGTCTTGAGATAAAAGATCGACGAAGTCGTGCAGCCCGACCGGGCCTTCTGCAGCAGCCCGTTGGCGACATGGGCGATGGCCTTCGCCTTGCCCCTTTTATACCGCGCGAGAACCTCGGGCTCGCGGTCGCAGATCGCCCGGAAGGTATTGCGCGCGATCCCGAAGTAGTCGGCGATCTGCTCCTGGCTCAGAAGAGCCGCGAGCGTTTCGACCTCCGCGCGCTGCGCCTCCGAAAGCGTGATCTGCGGCCGTGCCATGGTCACCCCCTCCCGCGGCCGTAGCGTTCGAAGAAGCGGCGCACCAGATAGCTCCGCGCCAGCGAGACGAGCGTGAAGACGGTCCCGATCAGCAGGTGCCGGTCCATCGACACGCGAAGCCCCAGGGCCGAGAACAGGGCCATCTGCGTCAGAAGCGCCACGATGAACCCGATCGCGACATTCACCGCGGCTTCGGTCAGGGACAATAGGCGTGACTGCATCTTCCTCCTCCTCACTCGAACTGTGCAAACGGATCGTCTGCATCGAGAGTTTGTGCCGCCGAGACCCGGCTGCGGGCCGAGGGCGTGAGACCGAACTCCGACGCGTAGCGCACCATGTCCGCCATCGCCTTGTTGGCCGTGCCGACCAGCGGGTTCTGGATCGCGTTGCCGCTCTGGGTGCGGATGACGAGCCCCGCTGTCACCGCGTCCCGGGCGGCCATGACCCTGAGCGCCCGTTCGGCGGCCACCCACCGACCATAGGCCTGGGCATAGGCCGCCAAGGCTCCGCGATCGAGCGCGGACAGGATGCCCATCTGTGCCATCTCCTCGGTGACCCGCATCCATTCCGCGTGCGCCTCAATGCTCAGATGGTCGGGCGCCTCGGGAACAGCGGGCTCGATCTTTGGCTCGGCCGGGTTCAGGCGATGCGCCCGGGCGGTACCGGTCAGCACCTTTAGCCGGGTCGGCTTCGGTTTCGGGCCACGAGGTGCCATCAACGATGCCCTTCCCTCATTCTGACCCCCGGTCCGAATTGTGGCCGTGCGTGCGTTTTCCGGGACCGCCGGTTTCCGGATCGGAGGCTCCAGAGTTTGACCCTCCCCCCCGGGTGTCGGCGACGGTGGCGAAGGTCTCCCCACTCTCCGCATGGACGCGTCATGCCCGGTGAAGGCCTGCCAGCGCTGCACGGCCACGTCGACATAGGCCGGGTCGAGCTCGACCGCGTGACACACCCGGCCGGTGGTTTCCGCCGCAATGATCGTGGTCCCCGATCCGCAGAACGGCTCATAGACGGCTTGTCCGGGGCTGGAGTTGTTCAGGATCGGCCGGCGCATGCACTCGACCGGCTTCTGGGTCCCATGCACGGTGGCGACGTCCTGGTCCCGGTTCGGGATTGTCCAGAGCGTCGATTGCTTGCGATCGCCTGACCAATGCCCCGTCCCGCGGACAGCGTACCAGGCCGGCTCGTGCTGCCAGTGATAGTGCCCGCGGCTGAGCACCAGGCGCTCCTTGGCCCAGATGATCTGGGACCGGATTTCGAAACCTTCGGCGGCGAGGCTTTCGGCCACCGTGGTTGCGTGCAGCGCCCCGTGCCAGACATAGGCCACGTCGCCGGGGAACAGCGCCCAGGCCTCCCGCCAGTCGGCGCGATCGTCATTTGCGACCTTGCCCGTCCGCTTCGTCTTCGCCGCCCCGGTCTCGTTCCGCCAGGCGGGATCGTAGTTCACGCCCTAGGGCGGATCGCTGACCATCAGGTGTGGACGCACGCCACCCAGCAGCCGGCTCACGTCATCCGAGTTGGTCGCGTCGCCACAGATCAGCCGATGGTTGCCCAGCACCCAGAGATCGCTCGGTCGGCTCACCGGATCGGCCGGTGGTTCCGGCGTCGCCTCTTCTCGCGGGTCGCCGGCGCCATGGTTCAGGAGCGCGTCCAGCTCGGCGCCATCGAAGCCCAGATCACCGAGGTCGATGCCCATCTCGCCCAGATCGGCCAGTTCGAGACCCAGCAGGTCCTTGTCCCACCCGGCCTGCTCGGCCAGCCGGTTGTCGGCGAGAATGTAGGCTCGCTTCTGCGCCTCACTCAGATGCGCCAACTCGATCACCGGCACCCTGTCGAAGCCCAGCTTCCGGGCCGCCAGCACCCGCCCGTGTCCCGCGATGATCCCGTTCGCGCCGTCGACCAGCACCGGGTTGTTGAAGCCGAACTCGCGGATCGAGCCGGCGATCAACGCCACCTGCGCATCGGAATGGGTTCTGGCGTTCCGGGCGTAGGGGACGAGATCGGCCACCGCGCGATGCGCGATCGATTGCGCGCCGGTCGGTCCCTGCGCCTGCTTTGCAACTGCCTTCGCCATGCCCCGCTCCAAATTGTTCGCCTGTCTGCCAGCCTCTCCCGGTCAGTATAGACACCCGCCAAGGCATTGTAATCTTGACATAGTACGCCAGTTGACGACACGATCCGACATTTTCGAAGCCGCGCGGAGCGGCAGCGGAGCTCGGGCTAGCGTGGGCATGGCAGGGGTTGTCGTACGCGAACTCACCCGACGGTGATCGATGCTGCTATTACTAAGCCGCGTCACAGATCAGCCGCCACGACCTTCTCTTCCTGTATTGCCGCTGATAAGATGTCTCAGATGGACAATCCCGATCTCGATACCCGCCGTGACTTGGAGCGGGTCGCCGATTTTCTGGTAGCAATCTCCGCACGTCTTCTTCAGGTCTCCGACCGTAAAGCAGGCGTGGCAATGGGAGTAGCAACCAATGCGGTGGTCGGTTCGGCGTTCGCGGCGTCCATAACCGGCATTGTAGGTTCGCTCGGCACGGCAGGCACAGGGGCGGCCATCGCCGGGCTCTCAGGCGCGGCTAAAACGTCTGCGACGCTTGCGTGGATTGGCGGGATCGTCGGTGGTGGTATGGCCGCCGGAACTGTGGTTCTGGGAGCCGGAGCATTAGGGGCCGGCATCTACGGTTCCATCAGGTTTCGTCGCGTGATCCTCGGCTATGCGCGCCGAAGCGAAGACCTCTCCGAGGCGGAACAGCGGATCGTAGAGGCCGCCGGTGTTTTGACAGTTGCCATTCGCAATGCCCTCGCGGTGGAAGAGCACATCAGTGGACGCGAAGTTGCGGTCCTATCCCGCGTTGCAGTCGAGCCGCTTTTGGCGGACGTCGAAGCGGCTCTCAAGGCGGGGCTGCTCGACGACCTCAACACATTCAATCGGGCTCGCTTGCGAGGACACGTGATCAACCTGCGATCCCACCTGAGGAGGCTCGAGGCCAATGCCGACCCGTCGTAGCGCTGCCGTTGCCATCGCCGTAACCCTGCAAAAGCTCATCGAAGGCAAGACGGCCAGCTGGACCGCCGATCAAGAACTGGTTCTCAGCGCACTACGACGGTCAACATCTAGCTTGTCCGATGCATCCACTTCCGAACTCGGCGAATACCTCCGCGACCTAGACCCGAGCCAACTGCGCGGCGTCGCCGCAAACGTGAAAGGCATCTTCCATGAGATGTTGGTTGTCCGAGCCGAAAACCTCGATGGCGACACCGTCACGGCGCGGATTTTTGAACAAACCAATCACCCGGGAGCAGATATCGAGTTCGTCATCGATGGGGACGTGATCGGCGAGGTACAGTTGAAGGCTGTGCAGGACCCAGCTGCCATCGCAGAGCATTTTGCGCGCTATCCAGATGTCGATGTTTTAGCAACGTCGGAAGTCTATGCTGCCACCGAAGGCGCGTATGCGGGACGTTTGACTGCATCAGGAGTGAGTAACGATGAGATCGCGGCGCTGACGCAAGACACGTTGGAAGACTTGGCCGGAGAGAGCCTGGACGGATTTATTCAGGATGGGATAATTACGTCGGTTCTTGTGAGCGGGGCGCTTCAAGCGCGCGCAGTGTTGCAGGGTAAGGCACCCGATGCGCGGCAAGTCCGATCGACCCTGGAACTTTTGGGTGTCGGTGCGGGAACGGCAGCCACGATGGATGTGCTTCTGAATTTGGCATGACGGGGTGTATGCGAATGGGAGATGGAACAGCGCAGCCGACCGGATGGCGCCGAAGCCATTTCGCCTAATCGACTTGCCATCCGTCCAGGAGGCCTGGCGTTGCTTCCAGCCTTGCCCAAATAGTGGTGGCAGTCCCGCTAAACCAGCACGCCGACTGCCACCACCGGCCACGAGCGGGGCACCCATAGGTAGCGGCTTTGCCCCCCTGATCATGGGCTGGAGACGGTGACCTGCAACGGATGCAACAGATGCAACACGACAATCTGTTTGTTGCTTCGCGCGCCCGCGCGCGAAGACCCATGGTTTTCTCACGTCACATCTGTTGCATCTGTAGCCTGTTGCTCTGCCAGCTTTGACACTTGTTAATCCTCCGGGTTCAAATTGAATGGGCGCGCTGGAGGGAGGACCACCGCTCATGGGACACAATACGCTCGGTGTCCTGCCTCGGAGCAGGCACTGGCAGGACGTCGTCCGCTTGCTCGATGCCGGCGCTGCGGACAGTGAAGTGGTCGCGGCCAGTGCGCGGGCAGCCGAAAAGGACATGCTCGCCGCCGCAGACGACCCTGTCTTCGTCGAAGCTGTGCGTCTCCTGCTCAATATTCCCCTCGCTGCGCGGTCCGACGATTTCGGGCAAGCGCTTCGGAACATCGGGCTGCCGGTGCACCACCGGCCCGAGCTTCTCGACCTGGTGGCGGCCGTCGCGGAACGGCTCGATGCCGTGCGACGCGAGACACGAACGCGCTCCGATTTCGGCGAGATCGCAGCCCGTGCCCTGACCAGCACCTTGACCATCGCGATTGGCGACGCGCTCCCGGGCCTCTTCGGGGCCACTCCGGACGACGTGCAGGCTGTGGCCCGCAAGATGTCCTGGGCCAAGGGCATCTCAGGGTTCTCGCGGGAATTCTTCGGGACACTCGTTTCCGGGACCCTTTCCTACTGGCTCGACAGAACCCTCGCTCTTCAGGTTGGCGAAGGGCGCCGCTTTCCAACGACCACGGACCGAAACGCCTTCGATCGCGAGCTGGATCAATATTCGAGCGAGGCGACGCGCATCATCAAGGAGTTTTCGAGCGGCTGGTACGGAAAGACGCTGCACCGCGAAGGCGGTTTTCGCACGAAGGACGCCACCATCTTCGGGGCGGTGGCCATGAAGAAGACCGTGGCGGAACTACGTGCCAGGAGCATGATCGATGGGTGAAGCCATCGTGCGGGTCGACGGCAGTCAGACCCCGATCATTGTCCGGATCAACGGGCAACGACCGACCTTCAATCTCGGGACAGATGCCCTGCAGGCAAAGGCACTTCGTGAGCTTGATCCTGTCCTTCTCGATCTGATGGAGATCGCCTCGACCGTTTTCGCAGCTGACGGAGCAATAGCCCGCGGAGGTGCGACACGCCCGGATATGGGTGCGGGGTGGTATCGCCAGTTCGACTTTGAAATCCCCGTTCGAAACCCGGAGCTCTGGCAGCGACCAGACGTGACCGCGGCGCTATGCGAAGTCGTCGAGACCCTGACGGAAGACAGCGTCAGGTTTCGGTTCACGCAGTCGAACGCAGATCCGATCCTGCAGCCTTATCTCGATCTGGACCCGAACGGCGCCAGCTTCGACGCCGACGAGGTGGTCCTCTTCTCGGGCGGCCTCGATTCCTTCGCAGGCGCCCTGGAGCTTCTCGCAACGACATCGTCGCGGGTGATCCTCGTCACGCACAGGTCTGCACAGAAGGCGATCCCGCGACAGGTCGAACTGGGACAGTATCTGGCGAAGAGATTCCCGGGCCGGGTGCTCCACGTGAATATCCTCGCGCGGCGAACGGATCAGGAAGCGCGAGATTCCACGCAACGGTCTCGCACCCTTCTGTTCGCCGCTTTCGGCCAAGCCGTGGCCCATGCGTTCGGCGCCGGGCGCGTCTCCTTTTTCGAGAACGGCATCGTCAGCCACAACCTGCCGCTCAGCCCACAGATCGTCGGAACCATGGCGACCAGAACGACGCATCCGCTCACGTTGAGGACCATCAATCGCCTCATGCAAGTGGTTCTTTCTGAACCCGTTGGGATCGAGAACAAGTACCAGTGGCTGACGAAAAGCGAAGTCGTTTCACGGATCGAGCAGTACGGAGCCGCCAAACAGATTGTGCGCGCCGTCAGTTGCACGAGCATTCGCGAGCAGAACAGCCTCCACACTCATTGCGGGGCCTGCACGCAGTGCTTCGATCGGAGGTTCGCCATCCTCCATGCGGGGTTGGCCGACTACGATCCCGAAGAAATCTATGGCACGGACATCTTGTTCGGGGAACGCACCACCCATCGGGCGATCACGATGGCGGTCGAATGGACGAGCCACGCCCTTCGGCTAGGCGACCTCGACGAGCAGGCTTTCATGACGGCTTTCGGCCACTAGGCCAGCCGGATTTTCCGGGGCCATCCTGACCTCCCGCGCAAAACGGCGCTCGATCTCACCCTTCAAATGCATCAGCGGCACTCGAACGCCGTCAAGAGCGTTCTTGAGCAGGTGCTTCGCGACCGCGCTTCCGACCTCGCGTCCCGGCAGATTCCCGCATCATCGCTCGTGGTTCTCCACCTGTCTTCAGGCGGCGGATTGGTCGGGCAGGTACCAGAGTTCCGGCAAGCGTCGGTGCCGCGCATTTTCATCGGGGAAGTCGATGAAGTGGACCAGGTGCCGGAACCTGGCGCCCCTTTGCAGGTGGCTTTCTCCGTGGATGGAAACCGACATATCGTGGACGTGATCGGGCTGGCGACGCTAAGGGGACCGTCTGCCCGTGTCCCACATGCGCTGAAGCCCTCCTTCGACGACGACAGACGCAACGGAGTTGCCCCCGCGGACTACCGTTACACGATGGGAACGAGGCTTCCTGACATGGGCGGGATGAACAAAAGAACGATACGGAAAGCTGTTGAACGTTGCCGCAAGCAACTCGCCCAGGGATACGAGGAGATCCATGGCGAGCCGCCGGTCGAACCTCTCCTGATCCAGACCCGGGTATCGAAGGGCTATCGCCTCGACCCATACATCATCGTCCTACCGGCGAATCGGGCACCCTGAGTCGCGGTGAACCCGGGCATAGGTATTGAACTGGCTCGCCCGCTTGTCACGTCGCAGGTGCGTTTGTCACGCCAGAGGGACTTGACCGAGCGGATCTACCAGAAGCGCGGATTCGACTGTCACGCCGAGGCCCCGTCATGTCACGCCGCCAGCCGCCAAACCTGCCTGTTTCGGCTGTATTTTCGCTGGCATGGCAAACGATCCAAACACATCACCCGGTTTCGAAAACCCACGGCTCTTGATCCGCGAGCGCGAGCTTGCCGAGCGTTGGAGCACGTCCCAGCGGACGCTGCAGCGCTGGAGAGCCGAGGGCAAAGGTCCCGCGTACATTCTGATCGGCGGCGCGATCCGCTACAGAATGGCAGACATCGCAGACTTTGAGGACAGGATGCGATGCGGCGGGGGCAAGCCATGACCGCGCCCCGGACCTCTTCCCTCGGCGCGACGGTCGAGGCGCAATCCATCCGCAGGTACTGCGACATTGTATTTGGCTATCTGGACGGCCTCGTCCCGATCCGGCTCCTCCCGGAAACCGGGACCCCGGACCAGAAGCCACGCCTCGAATTTCCCGGCACTGCCTCGGTCACCGACCGCCTGATCAGTATCGCGTCCGCGGCGGCGGAGCAGCAACGCGGCGTCTTCGTCGTTCCGGGCACCGTCATATCCCCCGGATCGGCGAAGGCAAAAGACATCCAACAGACGGGTGTCATCCTCGTGGATCTCGATCACGGGGACATTTCGGCGAAGTTCGCACATCTCGCTCAATACGTCGGGCCTCCATCGCTCGAAGTGGCCTCCGGTGGGGTCGCGGATGACGGGCAGACAAAGCTCCACCTTTACTGGCGCCTGACCGAAGCCGCCGTGGGTACGGACGCGGCTCGCGTCGCAGCACTGCGTGGTATGCTTGCTTCAAAGGTGGCCGGCGATCCCGCCTTTGGAAGCATCCATCAGCCCATCCGGGTCGCCGGGACCATTCACGGCAAGAATGGTCGACGCACAGGCGTCCGCATTCTCTCCGACAGGCCCAGAGAATACGAACTCACGGAAATCGCCGAGGCCATCGCGGCCATGCCGCCGATGCCCGGTCTCCCGGTCCCGCAAGACAGGGCCCGACGCTGCCCGGGCGGACGGACCCCGCATGACTTGGCGAGGACGCGGATAGCGGCGGGAGGGGTGAACGGGGAGACACGCTTTGTCGCCTTGTCGAAGGTGATCGGCCATTGGATTCGCAACGCGCGCAGGGGCGTCTGTACGATCGAGGAGGCGTGGACTGCTGTCGAGGACCATAACGCCGCCATGATTGCTCCGCCGTGGGAGGTGACCTACCTCAGACGGGAGTTCGACGCATTGCTGGCAAGGACACCGCTGAAAAGGGCCCCATGCGCGTGCAGGCGCAGCCGGAACAAGAGCAGATTGCGCCTGCTCTGAGTGACGATGCCATCGCGGCGGAATTCGTCTCAGTTCACGGACAGAACTGGAAACACGTCGCCGCCTGGGGGGCCTGGTATCGGTGGTCCGGCACGGTCTGGGAACGCGACGAGACGGGCCTGGTGCGGGAAATGGTGCGCCAGGTCTGTCGCTCAGCGGCGCAACAAGCGGACAAGCCTGCCGAAGCACGCCACATCGCAAGCGACAGGAAGATGTCGGCCGTGCTGCGCGTCGCGGCCGCCGATCCCGGGATTGCCGTGGCCCCATCACGATGGGACGCCCACCCAATGTTGCTTAACACACCTTCGGGCATGGTCGATCTGGCGACAGGGGAAATCGGTCCACACGACCCCGATCTCCTCATCAGCCAGATGACGACCGCGTCCTCAGGCGGCGATTGCCCTCGTTGGAGCACGTTCCTGCACGAAATCACCGACGGGTATGCCGACCTGCAGGCCTATCTCGCGCGTCTTGCTGGCTATTGCCTTACGGGATCGACGAGGGAGCAAGCATTCGCGTTCCTCCATGGCCACGGAGCGAACGGCAAGTCCGTCTTCCTTCAGACACTGGCCTCGATCATGGGCAACTATGCCTCCACCGCTACGCTCGACACGTTCATGGCGTCGAAAAGCGAGCGCCACCTGACGGAATTGGCCGGACTTCGCGCCGCACGACTGGTCCTTGTGCCCGAGACCGAGGCCGGGCGCAGCTGGGCGGAGGCACGCATCAAGGCAGTTACCGGTGGGGAAAGACTGCGCGCAAATTTCATGCGCCGCGATCACTTCGAGTTCGAGCCGCAGTTCAAGCTCATCGTCGCTGGCAATAATCGCCCCGCACTCAATGGCGTGGGCGAGGCAATGCGCCGTCGCCTCCACCTCGTGCCATTCACCGTCACCATTCCACCTGAGCGTCGCGACCCCCGCCTCGTGGAGAAGCTCCTCGCCGAGCGTGACGGCATCTTGGGATGGATGCTGGCTGGCTGCGCCGATTGGCAGCGCGAGGGGCTCTCCCCACCGTCATGCATAAGGGCGGCTGCCGAGGAATATTTCGAAGAAGAAGATCTGATCGGGCAATGGATACAGGAGCGCTGCATCTGCGACGGAAAACACAAGGCGCCGGCCGCCCAGCTGTTCCAGTCATGGAAGGCATGGGTCGAGGATGGCGGCTACCCGTCCGGATCGCAAAAGGCTCTCGGCGAGGCCCTTCGCGCACGCGGGTTTGAACCGACCATGGTCCGCCGTCAGCGGGGGTGGGCAGGGATTGGCATCTCACGAAGCTCGGCTTCGACGGAGGTGGGAGAATGAATCCCCTTAATCCGTGTCATCTGAAACCGATGGAGCGCCGTACGGAACTCTGCGCGATCCTCGCCCGGGGACTCGTTCGCCTTCAGCTCCGCCAGTCAAATGAACTCTGCGAACGCCATGGAGATAGTTCGCTTCACTGTCCGGCCGCCCAGAGCGGTCATGCAACTCCAACTCACCGGAGAAATGCATGAACAAGCCCGATCCCATCCCCGCGCGCCTCGCCGCGCTCAAGACCACGCCGACGCATGACCTGAAGAAGCAGTGGCGCGACCTGTTCGACAGCGAGCCGCCGCCGTTCAACCGGCGCTACCTGGAAAGCCGGCTCGCCTACCGTATTCAGGAACTCACCTATGGCGGGCTCAAGCGTGAGACGGTCCGGCGACTGGAGCGCTTGGGAGAGGAACTGGACGGCGGCGACCGCAAGAAGAGCCGCGTCCGCGCCGACCGCGACCGGCCCACCACCGGCACGCGCCTGCTGCGCGAGTGGCAGGGTGTCGAGCAGGTCGTGACCGTCACCGCCGATGGTTTCGAGTGGCAGGGACGGCCCTACAGGTCGCTGTCCGCCATCGCCCGCGCGATCACCGGCACGCGCTGGAACGGCTGGGTCTTCTTCGGGCTGAAAAATCACCGGAGGGGCGCATGACAAAACCACCGGAGAAATCGAAGATCGTCCGCAAGCTGCGCTGCGCGATCTACACGCGCAAGTCGTCCGAGGAAGGGCTGGAGCAGGAGTTCAACAGCCTCCATGCGCAGCGAGAAGCCTGCGAGGCCTACATCGCCAGCCAGCGCTCCGAAGGCTGGGTGCTGGTCCGCGACCAGTACGACGACGGCGGAATCTCTGGCGGGACGCTGGAACGGCCCGGCCTCAAGCAGCTTCTGGAGGACATCGAGGATGGGCTGGTCGACGTGGTCGTGGTTTACAAGATCGACCGCCTCAGCCGCTCGCTCGCCGACTTCGCCAAGCTGGTCGAGGTGTTCGACCGCAACGGCGTGACCTTCGTCTCGGTGACGCAGGCGTTCAACACGACCACGTCGATGGGGCGGCTGACATTGAACATCCTGCTCAGCTTCGCCCAGTTCGAGCGCGAGGTGACGGCCGAGCGCATCCGCGACAAGGTCGCCGCCAGCCGTAAGAAGGGCATGTGGATGGGAGGGGTGCCGCCCTACGGCTACCGGGTGAAAAACCGCAAGCTGGTCGTCGACGAAGAAGCCGCCGCGGATGTCCGCTGGATCTTCGCCCGCTTCCTCGAGATCGGGTCCTGCACGGAATTGGCGCGGGAGGTCGCGAAACGCGGCATCCGCACGCCGCGCGGTAACCGCATCGACAAGAAGTACCTCTACCGGATGCTGAACAACCGCGCCTACATCGGGGAGGCGGTCCACAAGGGAGAAAGCTACCCCGGCGAGCACGACGCCATCATCGACCGAGAGACGTGGGATCGCGTCCACGCCATCCTGCAGGAAAGCCCCCGCAAACGCGCCGCCCGCACCCGCGCCGAGACGCCCGCGCTGCTGAAGGGCCTGTTGTTCGGACCCGACGGCGCGGCATTCTCCCCGACACACACGCGCAAGGGCGAGAGGCTATACCGCTACTACGTCAGCCAGACGGTGCTGAAACACGGCGCCGGGTCCTGCCCGGTCGGCCGCGTACCCGCGGGCGAGATCGAGGCCGCCGTCATCGAACAGCTGCGGGTGGTGTTTCGTCAGCCCGAGATCGTGGCGGGGACGTGGAAAGCAGCACGCGTCCACGTCGACGACGTCACCGAGGCCGACGCCCGGACGGCACTGCAACAGCTTGATCCGCTATGGGACGAGCTATTCCCTGCCGAACAGGTGCGCATCGTGGCGCTGTTGGTCGAGCGCGTGGACATCGGCACGGACGGGCTCAACGTCCGGCTGCGCATCGACGGGCTCAGCGGTCTGGCCCGCGAGATGCTGGCCGGCGACATCGGAGAAGCTGCATGACCCGCGGGGCTCCAATCCCGGAGACGGTCACGCTCCACGTCCCATTTCGCGTCGTGAAGCGTGGTGGCCGGAAGGAGATGCAGATGCCCGAGGGCGCCACGCAACCGCGGCGGACAGACAACACGCTGGTCAAGGCGTTGGCCCGCGCGTTCCGCTGGAAACGGATGCTGGAGTCGGGCGAGTTCGCGTCGATTTCCGAACTGGCTGAGCGAGAGGGCATCGCCTTCACGTACATGGCGCGGCTTATGCGCCTCTCTCTGCTGGCCCCGAAAATCGTGGATGCCATCATGGAGGGCAGCCAGCCTAAGAGCGTCACGCTTGCGAACATGATGGATCCTTTCCCTTTGGACTGGAAGGAACAGCGGATACGATTCCTCCAGCCCGGGACGAGTGACATCTAGCGTCTGGCTCAATCACTCCAGCGTTCACGCCCAGATATCGCCGGCTCGGGTCGTGAAGGCCTTCTTCGCGTCGACATCTGCGACAAACTCAGACCACAAATCCTTGCCCAGCTTTCGACGCGCGAAGGCGCCCGCCATTGCGAGAAACGCCTTGAGCAAAGCGTGCATGTCGTCCACGTACCCGGAAAGGATCGTTTCGGTGCCGGAGCCGTATGCGAGAAAAAGCGCCTCGCGATAGTTCGCCTTGCCGCGGTAGCGGGCTGCCTGGTGAACAAACCCCATGGACCTACGCTTGAACCACTCGTCCAGCAGTGCCCTCGCGTCTTTCGAGCGGAAGTTGCTGACGCCCAACTCCTTGAAGGCGCGATTGCCTTTCAGGTCCTCCTCCGTCTTCCACGCGTACCACTTCGCAGATCCCGACAGATACCCTGCAGCGGCGCCCAGCGCGTCGTCCTTTGTCACCGGGCGCGTCTGAAGCTTGCCGGGGCTGCCATTGCGCAGTGCATCGACCTCCGCCTTGTAGGCCTTCTCCACGAGACTGCTCACTCTCCAGCTGAACGGCGCCAGGGCGAGGCCCCGGCTGGCGATCTGCTCGTCCCACAGCCGCGCCGTCCCAGCATGGTCCTCCCGGAAAGATCCGGATTGCGCGGCGGTCATAGCGCTCGCCGCGTTGGCGATGCGTAGTACCAAGCCAACACTCCGACCCTCGCGTAGTCCGCGGCCGTCGTTCCGCCTCGGAATTGGTCGAGGGCAGAAAGATGATGAAGCCCCAGGAAGATTTGCTCGAGCACGGTGTTCTCGACGCGGATATCCATCTTCCGCTTTCCTTCCTTCGTGTAGAAGGCAGTCGCCGTTCCGAAATCGATCCCTTCGTCCTCCGCAAGGATTCGCAGCGCACGCATCCAGTTGACCGTCGACGGCAGCGCGAACTACGGATCCGGCTTGCCGTCCGGCTCCTTGATGGTGCCCTGTTTGATGATGCGGTCGTACAGCATGGTTTCTCGATCTGACATAAGGATTGCCGCGCCGGATCGGCGGAATCGGGCGTGCAAAACAAAGATTCGCGCGATAGTCTTCTGGAAAACAAGCCCTTTTCGTGAGTGCCCGTCCCGCATGTCCGACAGTCTGACCGACCTGATCCTTTCCCTGACCCCCGAAGATGGCTTTTCCATCGGCAACGGCGCGATGATGGCGCTGTTGCGCGAGCAGGTGCCGGGCCTCTCCGACGACGACTACTTCGTCGCGCGCGACGCCCTAGTGGATGATGGCCTGCTTGCCAAAGGCCGTGGGCGGGGCGGGTCGATCATGCGGGTGGTCGATGCCGACGAGGATGAGGACGACGACGGGTTCGAACTGACCCCAACCGACGAGCCCGCACCGCGGCAGCGTGCCGCCGCTCGCGGCAAGAAGGCGGCGCGCAAGCCGAACGGGCCCACGCAGGTGCTGAGCTACCGCCATGGCGAGACCCGGGTGAACAACCCCGAGGTCGGGATGGTCCATGCCGGGACCGATCCGGATGGCGAGAAGACGGTCTGGGCCTATGACCCGCATCTCGACCCGGTGCTGAACTTCGACTCGGCGCGGGCGGGGATCGAACGGCTCGTCGATGACGCGCTGACCAGCGACGATCCCGAACGGATGCGGGACGCGCTGCAGGAGCTGAAGCGGCTGCAGGCGCCCTATCTCAACTGGACGGGCAAGGCGGAGCGGACGAGCGTCGAGGTCGATACCGTCTCGCTCCATGTCCACGAACGGGTGGACCCGGCGACGATCCTCGCCAATGCGGCGAAGCGGCTGAAGGGGAAGGACGCGGCGACGCAATGGCGGCAGCCGGACCTGTTTGCGGCCCCGTTCGAGAACCTGCCGCTGCGCCAGGCGCTGGACTTCTATCATCACGAAAAAGGATGGTCGAACCGGCTGGTGGCAGGCGACAGCCTGCTGGTGATGAACTCGCTCCTGACCAAGGAGAGCATGGGCGGCTGCGTCCAGATGATCTACATCGACCCGCCCTACGGCATCAAATACGGGTCGAACTTCCAGCCTTTCACGAACAAGCGCGACGTGAAGGACCGCTCGGACGACGACCTCACCCAGGAACCCGAGATGATCAAGGCGTTCCGGGACACCTGGGAACTCGGCATCCACTCCTACCTCACCTATCTGCGCGACCGGTTGATGCTGGCGCGAGAACTGCTGACCGAGAGCGGGTCGGTGTTCGTGCAGATTTCGGATGAGAACCTGCACCACGTTCGGGAGTTAATGGACGAGATTTTCGGCGACGAAAATTTCCTGTCAAACATCGCTTTCGTAAAGACGACTGGGCAAACAAGTGAACTGCTTTCAAATATCACCGATTACTTGGTTTGGTATGCGAGAGATAAATCAAGAGTGAAATTCCGCCGCCCACTCAGGCCCAAGATATTCGGAAGTGATGGCACAGGCGAATACACGGTTGTTCAGCATCCTGACGGATCACGTCGCCCTATGACAAAGGGGGAGAGATCGGGGACTACGCCAGTTTCGAACGAGTGCCGCATACTCCGCCTTGACACCGCAACCAGTCAAAGGCCGCCAGGAGACTTCCCTGTCGAGCTTAACGGGATCACCTTCCGACCAGGAAGCGGTTATTGGAAAACGTCCGAGAAGGGGTTCCAACGCCTCGCCAAAGCGAAGCGCATCTCGGAGAGAACTGTTGGCTCGACACTTTGTTATGTGCGGTACGTCGATGACTTCCCAGCAATGGCAATCGGCAATCTATGGGGCGATATGGCCTCAGGTGATAACCAGACGCTTCAGAAACTATATGTCGTTCAGACGCTTCCGAAGGTTGTTGAACGCTGCCTGCTCATGACCACCGATCCGGGCGATCTGGTGCTCGATCCGACCTGTGGCGCTGGCACCACCGCCTTCGTCGCCGAGAAATGGGGGCGGCGCTGGATCACCTGCGACACCTCCCGCGTGGCGATCACGCTGGCCAAGCAGCGGCTGATGACCGCCAGCTTCGATTACTACGCTTTGCGCTATCCGCATGAGGGGCTGGGTGGCGGATTCGACTATGAAACCGTCCCGCACATCACCCTCAAAAGCATCGCCAACAACCCCGACATCGACACGATTTACGACGAAGACCACCCGAAGATCGCGGCGGCGCTGGCCGAATTGAACGCAGCACTTTCCGCCGCCCCGCCAAAGCCCCTGAAGCCCGCACAGGGCGTGCGCAAGGGCAAGCCGGTAGACTTCGCCAAGGGCGACACCCTGCACGAATGGGAGGTGCCCTTCGACTTGCCGGAGGACTGGCCCGACGCCGCCCGCGCGCCCTTCGACGCATTTCACGCCGCCCGGCAGTCGATGCAGCGCCGCATGGACCAGTCCATCGCCGACCATGCCGAGCAAGAGACGCTCTACGACAAGCCGCGCATCGACAAATCCAAGCTGCGCATCTGCGGGCCCTTCTCGGTCGAGGCGGTGCCGGCGCCAACCGTCCTCTCCCTGGACGAGAGCATGCCACCGCAGGAGGCCGACGAGACCGTCGCCCGCTCTGGCGAGACCTCGCGCCAGGCGCTGTGGCGCGACGAGCTTCTGAAGACCGGCGTGCGCGGCAAAGGCGGCGCCATGCTCCGCTTCGCCGAGTTCGAGACGCTGCCGGGGCTGCGCTACCTCCACGCCAGCGGATCGCTGGCCGAGACGGGCGAGCGCGTCGTCGTCAGCTTCGGCCCCGAGCACGCGGCGCTGGAGCAGAGGCAGGTGGAACTGGCGCTGACCGAGGCCGAGACCCTGCGCCCGTCGCCGAAATTCATCCTGTTCTGCGCCTTCACCTTCGACCCCGAGGCCGCGAAGGACATTGACGAGGTGAACTGGCCGGGCGTGACGCTGCTGAAGGCACAGATGAACACCGACCTGCTGACCGAGGATCTGAAGAAGAAGCGCGCTTCGAACCAGTCCTTCTGGCTGATGGGCCAGCCGGACGTGGAGCTTCGCAAGCGCAAGGACGGGCTGTGGGAGGTTGAGGTGAACGGCTTCGACTATTTCGACCCCAAGGCGGGCGACCTCGTGTCCGGCGGCAAGACGCAGATCGCGATGTGGTCGCTGGACGTGGACTACGACAACCGCTCGCTGATGCCGCACCAGATGTTCTTCCCGATGGCGGATGCGAAGGGCGGCTGGAACCGCCTGCGCAAGACCGTGAGGGCCGAGCTCGACGAGGATCTGCTGGAGCAGTTCCACGGCACCGTCTCGCTGCCCTTCGATGCGGGCGAGAACCGGCGGATCGCGGTCAAGATCGTGGACGACCGCGGGATCGAGTCGCTCAAGATCATGCCGCTGGAGCGGTAGGCCCATGTCCCTCATCATCAACACGCCGTTCGTCTGCCCGGCCCAGCACTGGATCGAAGGCAAGGGCGGCAAGCTGGAGATCAAGCCCGAGCGCCGGCCAGCGAGCTACGAGGTCTTCGACGCGCGCAACAACACCAAACGCACCGAGGTGCTGGAGCTGGTGAACACGATCCGCACCCGCGTGGACGCCTGGCGCGAGGCGGGCTGGCCCGGCGTGACCATTGTCACGCGCAAGCTGCTGGAGCACTGGCACGACCGCGATGCGCGGCAGTACCCGTTCTATTTCTGCCAGCTCGAGGCCATCGAGACACTGATCTGGTGGGTCGAGGGGGCCGAGGCGTACAAGCAGGGCATCGCAATCCCCGGCGACGGCGGCGCGTGGGAGCGGCTCTGCAACAAGATGGCCACAGGGGCGGGCAAGACCACGGTGATGGCGATGATCATCACCTGGCAGGTGCTCAACGCGCTGACCTATCCGAAGCGGAACAAGGACTTCAGCCGCGCTGTCTTCATTGTGGCGCCTGGCCTGACCGTGAAGGAACGGCTGCAGGTGCTGCTGCCCAGCGAGGGCAGCTACTACGACGAGTTCAACCTGTGCCCCTCCGAGGCGCTGCGCCAGAAGCTGAACCAGGCCGAGGTCCTGATCGAGAACTGGCACACGCTGATGCCGCTGAAGGAAACTGACCGCTCGGTGGTGAAGAAGGGGCGCGAGTCCGACGAGGCCTTCACGCGGCGCGTGCTGGGCAAGCTGGCCGCGCACAAGGACATCATCGTCATCAACGACGAGGCGCACCATGCCTACCGCAAGCCGCCAGAGGTGAAGATCAGCAAGAAGGTGGCCGCGGAACAGGGCATTGACCTCGATGAGGCGACCCGCTGGATCGAAGGGCTGGACAGGATCCACAAGACCCGTCGCATCCAGCGCTGTTTCGACCTGTCGGCCACGCCCTTTGCGCCCACCGGCAAGAAGAGCACCGACACGGCGCTGTTCGACTGGATCGTCTCGGATTTCGGCTTGAACGATGCGATCGAGGCCGGGCTGGTGAAGACCCCGCGCGTGGTGGTCCGCGACGATGCTGTTCCGGACGCCAAGACGCTGCGCTCGAAACTCTACCACATCTATCGCGACCCATCCGTGTCCGAGGACCTGAACCGCGCAAAGGCGGAGCAACACGAGGCGCTGCCCAAGCTGGTACAGGACGCCTATACGCTGCTCGGCGCCGACTGGCGGGAAACCCGGGCACGCTGGAAGGAGGCCGGTCACCACTCGCCTCCTGTCATGCTCACGGTCTGCAACCGCACGGAGACCGCGGCCCGCATCGAGAACTACTTCAACAAGGGCGATGCACACTGGCCCGAGCTGCACGCGCCAGACCGGACGCTTCGCGTCGACTCGAAAGTGCTCGAGAAGGCAGAGATCGGCGAGACCGCCTCATCCGACAAGGACTACGAGGCGCGCCTGAAGGACATCATCGACGCGGCTGACCTTCCCGAAACGCGCCGCCAGCAGTTCCTTGCCCTTAAGAAGGAAGAACTGCTGCGCGAGATCGTGGACAATGTCGGGAAAAGGGGTGCCGCCGGTCAGGACCTTCAGAACGTCATATCGGTGGCGATGCTGTCGGAGGGATGGGACGCCAAGAATGTGACGCACATCATGGGGCTCCGGGCCTTCACGTCCCAGTTGCTCTGCGAACAGGTCGTAGGACGCGGACTGCGCCGGGTGTCCTACGACACTGACGAGAACGGCCTGTTCCTGCCCGAATACGTCAACGTCTTCGGCGTGCCGCTCTCGATCTCGGAGACCGGCGAAGGCGGTGAGGCGCCGCCACCGCCGAAGCCCACCACGCAGATCGAAGTAGTGCCCGACCGCGCGCATCTGGAGCTTCGCTGGCCGAACGTGCTGCGCGTGGAGACGGTCGTCAAACCGGAGCTCGCCATCGACTGGAGCAAGGTCCAGCCGCTCGTGCTCGATCCCGCCAGCACACCGATCAGCGCCGAACTTGCCCCGGCGCTCGGCGGCGCGACGGACATGGGCAAGGTCACCGCGATCGACCTTGGGAAGCTACCGGATGGCTTCCGTCTGCAGCGCCTCGTATTCCAAGCTGCACGGAAGGCATTTGCCGAGCTGAGCCATGGGTTCACCGGCACCCACGAGTATCTGGCGGCGCAACTGGTCAGGATCGTCGAGGCGTTCCTCAACTCAGACCGCCTCGACATCCCGTCGCTTTTTCACTCCGATCCGCTTCGGCGGCGTATCCTGATCGCGCTCAACATCGATCTCGTGGTCCAACATGTGCTGAGCAACGTGACCGAGCAGAACACTGAACGTCTGACGCCGGTGTTCGACGAGGAAAGCCCGATCGGTGCAACCGGGTTGATGCGCACCTGGTACACGACCAAGCCGTGCTTTCCGACGACCAAGTCGCACATCAGCCATTTGGTGGGAGATTCTGCCTGGGAGGGCCACGCGGCCAATACCTTCGAGAAGCGCGAGGACGTTCTTGCCTACGCCAAGAACGATCACCTCGGTTTCCAGATCTACTACATGTGGGCGGGCTCCCGGCGGCGATACGTCCCGGATTTCCTGGTCCGTCTCGCTGGCGGCACGATCCTCGCACTCGAGATCAAGGGCACAGACAGTCCTCAGAACAAGGCCAAGCGGGACGCGCTGAACGAATGGGTGAAGGCGATCAACGCAGCAGGCGGTTTCGGACGCTGGGCTTGGGACGTCGCCTTCAAGCCGGGCGAGGTGCAGGACATCATCACGAGGCACGCTGCCGTCGCCGAGCCTGCAGAATAG